CCGCAGATGGTGCCGTGATGCATGCCGCGCCGCTCACCTCCCCGCGCCTGCAGCGCGTGCTCGCCGTCCTGAAAGACGGGCGGCCGCACACGACGCGCCAGATCGTGCGCGCGGCCGGGGTGTGCGCGGTGAACAGCTGCATCGCCGAGCTGCGCCAGCACGGCGCGGAGATCACCTGCATGCGCGAGCGGCGCAAGGACCGGCTGATCTGCCGATACACGATGACGAAGGAGCCGAGGGACGCATGAGCGAGCCGCGATTGATCGAAACCCGAGAGCTGGACCCCGCCGAGATCGAGATGCAGGCGCGCAAGCGCGACGTGTCCGACGCCGCGGTGGAGAGCCTGATGGCGTCGATCACCGAGCTCGGCATCGTCAAGGACGAGATCATCGTGCGCCGCGTCAAGCGGTCGGGCGCGCTGCGGCTGGTGGCGGGCGCGCACCGGCTGGAGGCATGCCGGCGACTGGAACGCCCGGTTCCGGCCAAGGTGTTCGAGTGCACGGATGCCTGGGCCGAGCTCATGGAGATCGACGACAACATTGCCGGCGGCGAGCTGACGATCCTCGACACGGCTGTTTTTCTCGCGCACCGCAAGCGCATCTACGAGGATATCCACCCGGAGGCGAAGCGGGGATATGCTGGCGGGAAAGCGCGCCACGATCAGCTAACTGACAATGTGTCAGTTAGCAGCTTTGCCGCCGCCACCGCCGAGAAGCTCGGCGTCTCCGAGCGCAAGGTATACCGGCTGCTGGCGGTGGGCACCGCGCTCGATCCGAAGGATATCCGGCTTCTGCGCGCCGCGCCGCAGCCGGTACAGATGAGCGACCTGCAGCACATCGCGAAGATCGGCGAGCCGGCCGAGCGGTATTTCGTGTGCGAGGCGCTCGGCACGGGCCGCGCGAAGAAGGCGGCGGAGGCCCGCAAGGCATACCGCCAGGGCGACATGGACGCGCCCGCCGCGGACCCCGTTGAAGAGGGGTTTCAAGGGTTGATGAAGGCATGGACGCGCGCGCCGATGGCGGCGCGCCGCCGGTTCCTCGATCACATGTCGGGGGATATCGAGCAGATGGGGTGGGATCGCGATGAGTGAGCGCCACCCCGATCGCGAATGGTGGACCGCCGCCGAGTTGGCCGAGGCCGCGCTGCCGGACCTTCCCGCTAGCCGGCAGGGCGTCGAGCTGACCGCCAAGCGGCAGGCGTGGCGGCAGGCGCCGGGTGCGGCGCGGCGGCGCAAGAGCCGCGGCGGCGGGTGGGAGTATCACTGGACACTGCTGCCGAGCCGGGCGCAGCAGGCGCTGCTGGCGCAATCGACCCCGAAGGCCGGGGCGCCCGCACCGGCGCCCGTGGGCCGCGACGCGCTCTGGGCGCGGTTCGAGCGCCTGTCCGAGCGCCAGAAGCAGAAGGCGCAGCGCGCCCTGGATGCCGTGCAGACGGTGGAGGCGCTGGAGCGCGGCGGCATGACGCGCGATCTGGCCTGCCACCAGGTGGCGCGCCAGTTCGGCTGCAGCGCGCGCACGGTCTGGAACTGGCTGGGCCGGATCGAGGGGGTGCGCAGCGACGACCGGCTGCCCCACCTGGCGCCCCGCCACGGCACGGCCGCGCGCGGCGAGACATCGGCCGAGTGCGACCCGGAGTTCTGGGAAGTGCTCAAGGCCGATTACCTGCGCCTCGAGCAGCCGAGCTTCTCGGCGTGCTACCGCCGCGCGGTGCGCATCGCGAAATCAGAAGGCTGGGCCACGCTGCCCGAGCGCACCATGCGCCGCCGGCTGGATGCGGAGGTTCCCGAAACCACGATCGTGCTCTGCCGCCAGGGCGTCGAGGCGCTCAAGCGGCTCTACCCGTCGCAGATCAGGGACCGCACCGCGCTGCACGCCATGGAGGCGGTCAACGCTGACTATCATCGCGTCGACGTCTTCGTGCGCTGGCCGCGCTACGAGGGCGACAATGAGTGCGAGATCGTCCGGCCTCAGCTGGTCGCGTTCCAGGATATCTATTCGGGGCGCATCGTGAGCTGGCGCGTCGACCGGACGCCGAACAAGGTCGGCGTGAGCCTCGCGCTGGGCGACATGATCGAGCGCTTCGGCATCCCCGAGCACATCCTCCTCGATAACGGTCGCGAGTTCGCCAACAAGTTCCTCACCGGGCAGGTGCCGACGCGCTATCGCTTCAAGGTCAAGGACGACGACATCCCCGGCATCCTCAAGACGCTGGGCTGCGAGGTCCATTGGGCCACGCCCTATAGCGGGCAGTCCAAGCCGATCGAGCGCGCCTTCCGCGACTTCTGCGACGACATCTCCAAGGATCCGCGCCTCGCCGGGGCCTATACCGGCAACCGGCCCGACGCGAAGCCGGAGAACTACGGCAACCGCGCGATCCCGCTCGAGGACTTCCTCGCGGTGCTGGCCGAGGGGATCGAGGAGCACAACGCGCGCCCCGGGCGGCGCGGCCAGACCACCCAGGGGCGGAGCCTGCTGGAGACCTTCGAGGACAGCTACGCGACCGCGCCGATCCGCAAGGCGACCGAGGAGCAGCGCCGGCTCTGGCTGATGGGGGCGGAGGGTCTGCACGCGAACAGCCGCAACGGCGAGATCAAGCTCATGGAGAACAAGTACTGGGCGCCCTGGATGCACCAGATCGCCGGGCGCCGCGTTGTCGCGCGGTTCGACCCTGCCGATCTGCATGCCGGGCTGCACCTCTACAGCCTCGACAGCGCCTATATCGGCCATGCCGAGTGCATCGAGAAGGGCGGCTTCTTCAGCCTGGAGGATGCGCGCAACCATGCCGCCGCCAAGCGCCACTTCGTCAAGAAGGAGCGCGCCGCGGCCGATGCGCTGCAGCGGATGCGCGCCACGGAGATCGGCGGCTACCTGGACGCCGCCCGGCCGACCGGCGAGACGCCGGCGGTCGAGGCGCAGGTTGTCCGCCCGGTCTTCGAGCGCAAGGCGGCGCCGGCGAACGCCCTCAAGCCGCGCGAGCGCAGCCCCGAGGAGGACGCCGCGCACCAGGCCGTGGTGGCGGATTTCGAGGCGAAGCGGCGGCAGGCCGAGGAGGCCCGGCCGCGCGCCGAGACCGAGCGGTCGCGCTTTCGGGCCGCGATCGAGCTGGAGGCGCGCCTGGGGCGCGGCGAGGAGATCGGAGACGAACAGGCCGCCTGGCTGAAAAGCTACCAGTCGACGGCCGAGTACATCGCGCAGCGCGATGTGCTGAGGAAGCATCCCGACATGCTGGGGTGAGAGGTGGCGCGGCGGGCCCGCCAGCCCGACCGCGCCGGTGCTTAACACAAGCGAGGTGAACATGGCAGAGACAAGAGCCTTATACAATACATTGGCGCCGATGCGGAACGTGACCGCGTTTCTGACGCTCATGCGCCGGCTGGAAAACCGCGGCCACGGGCTGCCCGGGATGGGCTGCTTCTACGGCCCGTCGGGGCTGGGGAAGACGACCGCCAGCGTCTACGTGGCCAACGAGGAGCAGGCATGCGTCGTCCAGGTCAAGTCGGTCTGGACCCAGAAGAAGCTCTGCCAGGCGATCCTCGCCGAGCTGGGCGTGCACCCCGCGAAGGTGATCGGGGACATGGTCGACCAGATCGCGGAGGTGCTCGCCCGCGACGGCGTGCCGCTGCTGATCGACGAGGCCGACTTCCTGGTCAAGAAGGGCATGATCGAGATCGTGCGCGACATCTACGAGAGCTCCTTCGTGCCCGTCATCCTGATCGGCGAGGAGCTCCTGCCGCAGAAGCTGCGCAAGTGGGAGCGCGTGCACGGCCGCATCCTGAGCTGGGTCGCCGCCGAGCCCGCGGACGATGACGACTTCGACCTGCTGCGCCGCATCCGCTGCCCCGAGGTCGAGATCGACGAGCCGCTGCTGGCCAGGATGCGCAGGGCCTCGGGCGGCTCGGCGCGGCGGATCGTGGAGAACCTCGAGCTTGCCCGCGAGATCGCCGCGACCCGGAACCTCGACCGCCTGACGCTCGAGGACTGGGGGCGGCGCGAGTTCTTCACCGGCATCACGCCCGACGCACGGAGGATCTCGGCATGACGCAGGACCGCAGCCCGAAAGACGCCGCCGTGCGCGAGCGCGCCTGGTGTCACGCGCAGGCGATGGGCGCCTTCACCTACAAGGACCTGGCCGAGGCGGCGGACATCTCGCGCGACGCGGCCACCGCGCTGGTGCGCGCGTGGGAGGCGCGTGGCAGCCTGTGCCGGCGCCCCGATGCCCTGGGCGCGCGCATCGTGTTCGAGGTGACAGACGAGGCCGACACCTCTTGCGCGAAGGGCGCGCGCCGGGTGCGTGCCGCCACGCCGCAGGGCAACATGTGGCGCGCCATTCGCGGACTGGGATCGTTCACCTATCGCGACGTCGCGATGCATGCCAACACCAGCAGCGTGCCCGTCTCCGAAGGGGCCGCGCGCGACTACTGCCGGATGCTGGCCAATGCCGGCTATCTGCGGGTCGAGCGCAAGGCGCGCCCCAGGGGGCGGCTGGCCGTCTACCGGCTGGTGCGCGACACCGGCCCACGCCCGCCCCGCGAGAAGCGGGTGCGCGCGGTCTGGGACGACAATCGCGGCGAGTACGCCTACATCGCCGGAGGTGTCGCATGAACCAGGTGACACCGATCGAGCGCGCCCGCGCGGCCTATGGCAGCGACATTCCCGACTGGGTCGAGGGGCTGGCGCGCGCCTGCGCGGAGACCAGTCAGAACCGCGTGGCCAGGCGCATGGGCGTGTCCGCGGCGCTGATCTCGAACGTGATCGCGGGCAAGTATCCGGGCGACATGGCGCGGGTCGAGGACCTCTATCGCGGGGCGTTCGAGGCGCAGACCGTCGATTGCCCGGCCATGGGTGTGATGCCGCTGGACCAGTGCCGGCACTGGCGCGCGAAATCGCGCAAGCTGTCGAATGCGAACACCCGCAACGTGACCATGTTCCGGGCGTGCAACCGCTGCCCGATCAACAAGGGAGGCGGCGATGGCGGCACCGATGGCTGAGCGCGACGAGATCATCGCGCTGGCGCGGCAGGGCAACCCCCCGCGCGAGATCGCGGCCCGCATGGGGCTGGATGCGAACACCGTGTCCTGCCTGCTGAGCTACGAGCGGCGCAAGGGGGCCGATATTCCGAACTTTCCGACCGGGCCGGGACGCATCGGGCGGACCCGCTTCGTGATCTGCGACCCGCCCGCCGGGCTGCGCGAGGCGCTCGCCCCGCACGCCGCCGCGCGCGGCGTGTCGATCTCCGAGCTCGCCGGCGCGCTGCTGTTGGCAATCACGCGCGACGAGCTGGTCGACGCGGTTCTCGACGATGGAGGCGCCGATGGCTGAGCGATTTACCGAAGGCGAGATGCTGCGCCTGGCGGCGAAGGCGGTCCACAAGATCGACCTGCTAGGGTCGCGCGGCACGACGCTCTGCACGATGGAAGAGATAGACGCGATGGCCTGCCTGCTGGTCCTGTCCGGCGCGCTGCCCTCGGCCGAGGACCTTCACAACGGGGCGGACGCCGCCCCTTCAACCCCCTCTTCAACGGGAGATGACCAATGACGGAACACACCCCAGCCCCGATCCAGTCGGGCAGGATCGAGATGGATGGCAAGACCTACATGCGCGACGCCAAGGGCGCGCTCGTGCCGGTCGAGGTCGTCAAGCCGCAGGATCAGCTGCAGGACGAGACGGTGCGCAAGATCGTCGCCTACGCCAAGGCGCTCAGCGAGCAGATGCAGCGCTTCAAGGCGCATGTCTTCGAGGATGTCGGCGACCTGGAGGCGCTGCTCGCCCAGGAATACGAGCTCACGCTGGGCGGCGCGAAGGGCAACAAGACGCTGATGTCCTATGACGGCTGCTTCAAGGTGCAGATCGCCGTGGCCGACCGGATCGACTTCGGGCCGGAGTTGCAGATCGCCAAGTCGCTGATCGACGAGTGCCTCAACGAGTGGGCGGCCGATGCCCGCCCGGAAATCCGCGCCATCGTCACCCGCGCCTTCAACACCGACAAGGAAGGTCAGATCAACCGCTCGGAAATCTTCATGCTCCTGCGCCTGGAGATCGGCGACGCGCGCTGGCAGCGCGCCATGTCGGCGATCCGCGACGCGATGCGGGTGGTCGGGTCGAAAACCTATGTGCGCTGCTACATGCGCGATCACGCCGAGGCGGCCTGGGAACCGGTCGTTCTCGACCTGGCGAGGGTGTGAGCCATGACCGACCAGATCGCGATCATAGAGCTGCCGGTCCGCGACAGGGGGGGCGTCGCGCGCCCGGACCCCGGGTGGCCGGACGGGTGAAGCTGGTGGACGACGCGCGGCTGGAGCTGCGCCTCGCCTCGGGGCGGGTTTTCGCCATCGGCATGGACGAGCTGCAGCGCGCAATGACCCGCGCTGCGCTGGCGCAGGTGGCGCTGGAGCGGGCGCACACGGACAGGGAGGACTGATCATGCAGGCCAACATTGTGGATCTGTCGCACGACCCCTCGCCGGAATTGATGCGGGCCGTGCGTGCAGTCCTCGTGTTGCGCGGCCAGTCGCTCGGTAGCTGGGCGCGTGCAAACGGGGTGCAGCGGCAAAACCTCTGCAAAGCCATCCTTGGCGAATGGGATGGGCCGAAAGCGCGTGATCTTATCGACAGGCTTCGTAATGACTTGACCCCGGGAGGGGCATGACATGGGCGCGCGCGACCTTCAAAAGCTGATCCATGTCGGGTGCCGCGAGCTGGGCCTCGACGCGGACGCGCGCC